ACCAGACGGGAGCGCCTTCGGACAAGGGGAACGCCTCCCACCTATCGCCGGGGAGTGGCAGTTCAATCGTGACCGCGCTCGGGCTTTGCGCGGCGTAGAATCCGCAAAGCGCCTTATCTAACATCGCGTTTGCTGTATCAATCGCGCCCATTTTTGAGGCTTGTTAGAATCATTTCGATTTTGTCCAAGCGGTCTTTCGTTGAGCCGTCCAGCGCAATGACATCACGCATCGCGGCGACGGTTCTTTCCGCGAGTGACAGAATCGCGGCGTCCTTTTCCTTGATTGTCGCCACAAGCCCGTCCACCTGCGCGATAAGGTGACGAATCCAAAGCGCGGCAAGCACTATGGCACCACCCGCCCCGGTGATGGCGGCGAGCAGTTTCTCAATCTCAAAGTTGGCCAAGATCATTGCTTATCACGCGCAAAGTAACCCATACCCATAGCCCCAAGACCCGCAAGGAACGCGTCGAGGGAAAAGACGGTTTTCGGGTCGTTGTCAAAGTGGTCGTTAAGCTCGCCAACGATAAGGGCGAGTCCCGCGAAAAATCCTGTTAGTGTGGTTTTCATGGTAATGATTCGGTTTCTGTTAGCGCGCCATCCGCCAGCAAAGCGGCGAGAGCCGGGGCGATTTGAGGAAGTGTTGAATGCTCATCCGCAAGGGCGATGTAGGCGTTGCCGTCTTCGTCGCGGATGGCGCTTTCGACAGGAGCCATGCAGCTTTCCGTGGTGGCGACGGTTGGATTCCCCGCATCCGAAAAATACGGATACCCAAACGCCGCGTCGATTTGAGCGCGAATCGCTTCATAAGCCTGAGGAGTGGTGCGGAAGATTCTCATGGTGTGCCGTATTGGGTTTTGAGGAAGTTTCGCACCTGCGCTTCCTCGCCTGCTGTTAGCGTGCGGGAGTAGGCGACGACAGCGGCGATGGCGACGTGCGCGTGCGTGCTCGCAAGCGATGATCCGCCAATCCTAAATTCTGTCGAATCAACTGCCGTAATTGGCGTGGAATCAACGCCAGGAGTTGCGTCGTTAATCCTTACACTCCTTTGAGCGTTTGACGAGCCAACGGTAATAAGATCCCAATTGTTGAGGGTTTGGATGTTGTTCGTGGCCGGGGAGTCGGCAGTTGTCCTTAGCATGCCTGAGATATTTCGCTGGATCAGCAACATACGGATGCCGCTTGCCCTAGAGTCGATGATGACGTCATTTAGCGTGTAGGATAACTGCTTAAGAACGACACACATCGTGTAAGGCGGGCTGAAAAGATTGCCTGTTTTGACGAGGAAATCGTCGATTCCATCGAACTCAATACAACGCCCGGAGCTTGGCCCTGCGCTCGTCGAGAGAAGCGGGCGGTTGCCTGCTACGGTTTGTGCGAGAATGTGGGCGTTTGCGGATTTATCAACCCAACGTGCCACGGCTTCACCGTTCGCGGCAGGAACAAATCCGCTGCCTGTATCGCGCAGAACGGTGCTGGCGTCCATCGCGTCTAGCCAAACAGCGAGATTGGCGATTGATGAAGGCGTAAAAGACGGCGCGGGCGAGGTGCCGCGAGTTGTCGAGCGCGTGGTTCCGCGAGTTGTTAAGCGGGTTGTCATTCGGGAAGCTCGGTGACGATGGCGGTGATGCTTGGCGTGGTTGATCCGGCGACGTTTAGATTGATCGTCGAGAGCATGCCCGCGTTTGTTCCGATGAGTTGCCCAGCGGCGGTAAATGAAATTGCGTTGTCGCCTGAGAAGTCAACGAACGTGCCTGCCGTGCCTCCCGTGAATGCGGATTCAGCAAGCGGCTCAATCAGCCCCGCGCCATCGTATGCGGCTTTCAAAGCCGCTGAGAAGTGAGGCGTGACGATTGCGGAGGCGTTGAGGAGCGCGACAAGCTCGGCGCTTGTGGTTGTGATTGCGGCATTTGCCCCGCCTCCGGTTAGATCGGTTTCCGCCAGTGCTGTAACAACTCCGCTTCCGTTGTCGCCAGACTTAACGGCGGCAGTCATTAGAGCGGCAAAAGGCGCGTAAGCATTGAGCGCGGCGACAAGTTGCGTTGCGGTGGTGGAAATCGCGTCGGCAGCACGGGCAAGCGTGACGCTGAATTTGAGGTTGTCGCTTGTGGTGACAGAAAGCGCCTGCGTGGTTCCGCTTCCGGCGAGTAGCTCGATTGAGTATCCGTTGCCGATTGTTCCGGCTGTGTCGGCGGTGATCGTGATGTCGTTGTTCGTCCCAGTCATTGCCGTGGTGACGGCGGCGGCATCGCCCGCATCGCATGCTGGCGTTACCACGAAATCCAGCCCGGTTTGCGTGATCGCAAGAGCTTGATTTGATGCGGCGGCGGAAACGGCGAACGTGTAGCCATTCCCGGCGGTTCCGGGGTTCTTGGCGGTGAGGGTGAAAGCCCCGGTTTCCGTGTCGTCATCCACGACTTCGGTAGCGGCGACGGGTCCGGCGGTGGCGTATTGAGCCTTGATGGTTCCGCTGCCAAACGTGCCTGAGACGGCAACGCTAAATTCGCGCCCGAATCCGATGGAGTTGATTGGAAAGTTTCCGTTTCCGGTGATGGTTAGATTGGTCATGGTGGTGGATGTTAGGCGGTTTGGCCGATGACTGTAATTTTTATTTCTGATGGCCCGCTTGATGAAAATGTTAGTTCATCAAACAGTAAAGAGTTTGCGGTTAGCGTTGGAATTTCCGCCGAATTGATCGCTCCCATAGTGCCGTAGGATGCCGTGCTATAAGAGATTATTCCGCTAACTCCCTCTAGGATCATTCCTTTTAGACTTGAGATTGTCGGTATGGCGACCCCCTCAAAATCCTTGCCGTCTCCATCGTAAATTGTGCAACCAGAAGTAGCAACACCCGTAGTGGTGTTGGCGCTGGTTGTCGCTGGTGTAATTCCTGTGCAAGTGCCATTATCAAGAGCGATATTGATCGTTGAATCATTGGATTGATATATCGGGATGGAAAGTCCGCCAATTTCTTTGACCGTCAAAACAATGTCAGCCGAAGTCCCTCCCACGGAAAAAACAGACGCAACATCAACGTCCGCCGCGAGCGCAGTCCTGACCTTTCCAGCCCAAACCGCCGCCGTGTCGCCTGAAGTCACATCAACAAGAATGGTCTTGGGAGAGTTGTCCATGCTGTCACAAGTGACAATTATTTCCGCATTGCCGTTTCCGCTGCCAATGGTCCCTACCGCGGTTGCGGTTTCGACTTGAGCCACGCCAGCAACCCACGCATCGCTCTCATCAGTGGTTCCGTCTGGAACATTCAAAACAAAATCAGACGCCGGGGCAATGATAGCCCGCACGGAATAAGCAACGTCGGCGGTCGGGAATGCGATTTGTTGAGCCGACACGCCGATTTGAACATCATTCGTGACGTTTGTAGCGGTTGGCGAAGCGTTAGCTCGCAAGCCTAGGAAAGCCGACACGGAATTGAGATTCATCACTTTTGGGCGGTGTCAAAATTAACCTCAATCCGGCTCGGTGTATCCCGGACCTGATTCAGTTGGGCCTTCTGCCGCAATTCGGGAAATCAACTGGTAAACCGCAAGCCCCGCCGCCATGTCATCGGTGAGTTTGATTTTGCCGTTTCTGACATACCACATTCGCGGGCCAGAATCGGCTGAAACCGTGACGTCCTCGCCGTCACAAGTTAGGTTTACGCTAAGAAGCTCAACGTTGAAATTGTCGCCAGATTCCGACTCATCAAGCGAGACGGTAAACGTGCGGTTTCCGGCTCCTGATCGTTCGACAACGATTGGGGAAACGCCTTGAACAATCGGCAAGATGATGTTTTTAGGATCTGGCGGTTCGTCTCCCGGCGCTTCTCCGTCGGTGTTGAGGCCGTCGTTAAAATTGATTTCCTCGCCTTCCGCGCCCTCGCTTGAGCCTGACTCTTTGAAGACAAACTTTGCGTCCTTGTTGTTGCCCCCAACTTGAATCGTGTCCTCAGCCCCCGTCACCTCGATCTGGCGGATGCCCTCGATCCCGCGCAATCGGTAAATCCCCGCGCCGCCGTCGTATTCTTTCTCGATCTTCTCGCCGCCCTCGGTTTCGAAAAGCGGAAGGTCTGCCCAGTGGTCGATATGCTGGCCAGCTACCCCGCCGTTTTTCTTGAGCTTTGTCCCCTCCATCACCGCGAGTTTGTAGTAGTAAAACCCCGGTTCTCCCTCGCCTTCGCCGAATGGCACTTCGTGATGCGTTGATTCTTCGTTGTCGCCGCTGACAACCACAAGGACGGGAGGCGGCGGTTCTGGCAGCGGCGGCTCCTCGGGCTTGATGCCGATAGCTCCGCTGACAAGGGTGTGAACCTTGATGTAAATGGCCTGACCCGGCGCGATTGCGTGCTTTTCTAGCTCCTCGGTATCCGCGCCTTCATCGTCCTTTGCGAAAATGCCATCTGGGAGGTGATAGATTACCGCATCACCGCCAGAAGGAACGATTCTCTCCAGCACAAATCCCGGCGTGACTGTCGCGGTGTAGGATTCGCCTTCTTTTTGCAGCTTCACCCACAACGGCTTTGATGCAGCAAACCGCAACGGGATTCCTCTCCCGCTTCTATTTTGTGACAGTGCGGTAACGGCCTTGCGAACATCACGCGAAAGCCTGCCAATGCCAGAAGGCGAATTCTGGATCGCTGGAACCGGAACTGGAATGCTTCGCTTAATCATAAAGAAAAGAATTAAATCCCTCGCGCTCTGAAAGCGTCCACTCTAGGCTTGTCTGTTTTAGGTCGCCGCGTTGCTCTTGTCCCGCGCCTGTCAGCATCCAGTTGCGTGAACCGCTAGGCGTTGGAGGCCCGCCGCGTGGTGATGAAATCTTGCCTAGCTTGTTGAGCTGCGCGGATGTCACTCCGTCGCTTCCTTGCGTGGTTTCCGTCCATGTAATCGTTGGGGAGAAGAAAGTGGACTCTCCAACGGCGATGAGATTTGCAAACTCCAGCGCGTCATCCGTGATTTCGGCGGAAAGCGTTTCATTGTCCACAAGCGATCCGTCTTCTTGTAGTATCTTAATCATGCCTTCCGCGATGTCCCATTTATAAACGCCGTCGAGCAAGTATCCCAGAATCGTTTTTTGGGTGTCTGATAAGTCTTTCCATTTGTGATGCCGGGAAAACGGCAACTCCCCAAGCCTGCCCTCCAGCCTGTAAGCCGGGGGCGCATCGTCGCTGATTCCGTCGCCGTCGCCGTATTGAGCTGTCGAGCTTCCTGAGAACTCAACCGAAACCACAAGGTATCCGCCCTCTTGGAAGTCTAGCGTTTTGCTGGCAACTGTTAGGTAGCTCCATTGAGCGCCGATGTTAGGGTCAATCGTGGCAATGCTGTTGCCCCGTGCGAATTTGTTTCGAATGGTGGAGTTGTTCCAAGATTGAGCAAGCAGCGTGTAGCTGTGGCTTGCCGTTACTCCCCCATTTTCGGATTGCTTCGGCTGGAATCCGGGCGCGGGGTAAATCTCGTTTATTCTGAGTCCGTGTTGCGTGGCCATTAGTTCGGGAAGGGTTGATCGACTGCGCGGGCGATGATTTCAAGCTGCCTGAGCATATCATCCATTTGCCTCGTGTTTCCGGGTGATCCGGGGCGCACTCCAGCGGCAAAGCGTTCTTTGATATATTCCTTAAACTCGGCATCTGCTATGGTCGCTTCACGCAACTCCCGCGCTGCTTCTGTAATCTCAAAAACGGCAACCTCGAAATTATCAGAAACCACGCCACGGCTTGAACCCCTAATCAGTTCTTCAAGCGGCTTATTGCCCATTGATTTGCTGACTTGGCCAATCTCGGTGTATTTATCCATTACCCCAGCCAGTTGCGCCAAGACTTCACCTCCAACACCCTGAAACGATAATTTAATTCCTTCTAATAGCGCGCTACCAACAAGCTCGCCCGTCTCGATCAAAAGCTCGAAATCCCCATTGACTGCATTAGCGATTAACGTCCCCACCGTTTTGCCTGCCTGTTCGGCTTCATTTTGCATGCTCGAAAGCCCTTTAGACATTGCTTCTGCGCCAGCCCTCACGCCTTCATTCAATCCGGTTCCAAACGCAACTTTGAATTGCGACACAGCATCCGCCATGTTTGAAAGCTTGCCCTCGGTCGTGGCAGATAGCTTGGCCATCGCTCCCGAGGTTTGCGACATGACATTTTGCAACAAGGTGAGAGCCTGATTCTGAGTGAGAATCGGTTGCGTTCCTTTCTTTTGTGCTGCCGCCAGTGCTTCGAATTGGTTCTTGGCAACGCCTGTAATCAAGCCAACCTCTTGCAATCGCGCGACCGCTTCACCTGCGCTTGTGCCACTTGTAAGAGCGTTGAAAAGTCGCCCAATATGCAATCCCATTTCCTCGATTGGCTGGCCAGCGATTGCTGTTGCGTCCCCTACCATTCGCAACCCTTCCCCCGTCGCCAGCAATGTTCCGCCAAGGGTTTGCAATAGCTTGGATGTTCGCGCCAATTCATCTACCTCGAAAGGAGTTGATGCAGCAAACTTTGTGATCTCCTCAATCCTCTTGCCCGCCGCGTCTGCCGACCCAAGCAAAACCTCAAATTGCATTTTGAGTGATTCGACGCCGGATGCCGCTTGTGATGCTGACTTTGCAAAGTCGAGGAATTTCAATGCCGCTACACCTGCCGCCGCGGTTGCTGCCGCGCCTACCGCCGCGATACCAATACCAAGCCGTGACATGCCCTTATTGACGCTTCCGATAGTCTTATCAAAATGCGATGCGTCCCCTCGGATTTTAACGGTCAGGCTCATTCTAAATTGGCGGCGGTGTCAAGAATCGCCCGCATGCGGTCGGCAAGCGATGGCGCGTCATTGTCGTGGATGTGATGGCGGCGGAAAACCTTCACGCCACGCCTAACAAGAATGGCGTGGACAAGTTGCGCGGATTGGTCGATTGGTAAGTTCATAATTTCATCCCTACTCCATCCGTATTCACTTGCGATGAGGTCAACCTCCCCGGCTATTTCGTCGGCTGGGTCGCCTCCGAATCCTCGGGCTTTCCCGGCGATTCGGGGATTTCGATTGAGGCGGCTGCGCGGCGGTCAAGGACTCGGCCAAGATAAGCATTAATCGCGGAGAAGTCTTCTTCTGACAAATCCAAGGCGCGGGAGTCACACTCAATCACGGCGTTTTCACGGCGTAGAATTGCCAACGCTTCGCGGCTTTCCATGCCGGAAATAAGGACATAAGCGCCGATGCTAGTTAGATCGCCTGATCCCTCTTGGCTTAGAACGTATTGCGAAATGATGTTCGCCACCCGTCCGCTAAATGGACGCATGGGAACGCCTTCAATGATCGGCGGCTCGTCGGTGAATGCTTCGTTCTGGTTCATTTGCGGTAGAGTAGTTGGTCTAGTTGGTTGATTTCGTTCTTGTGGGCGTTGGCTGGAATGACCGCGGTCCGCCCGCGATGCTTCACCGCCGCCATGCGGTTGCCGGTTGCTTTGATTGCGTCCACCATCAAGCGGTGATTCGTGAACGCGCACCAAAGATGGGCGATGAGCGATTCCGGCATGCGCCTTTCGAGTTCTTGATCGGGCAGATTCCAAAGCGCAAAATCCGGCGCGGCGGTTTGGTCAAAACGGAAAAAATAGGCGTCTCCCTTTTTGGCAATGCCGATAATTGGATGGCCTAACTGCTCCATGCTGGCGGCCATTTCCGTGCAATTCGTTTCGATAAATGGGCGGTTGGCGGGAAAGCATTTGATCGTCCCTTCCTTGATCGACTTCGCAATCTCGCCCTTGCGGACAAATGCGGCTTTGATCCTGACGATGGGCGCGTTCGGATTGGCGGCGGCGTATTCCTGAGAGTCCCACGCCCGCAGGAGGTCTTTTGTGGATTCGCCCTTTGCGCTGTATTCGCCAAGGTGCCAAGTGATGAGTGATCCCTTGATTCCATCCCCGACGATGCTTGTTAGGCTCTTGGCCTTATCGAGAGGGACATCACACGCCACGAGAGCGGCGGCGGCGCGGGTGTTGGTAGTTGCATCACCATGGCTGGTGATGGATGTGTATCTGGTTTGGTGCATGTTCCGTTAGGCTAAGATCGTCGGGCTGTATTTCCAGTTAAGGGCGAGGCGGCGATAGTCGGCAGAAGTGCTAGAGCGCGTGATGTCGCGGACGATGGTGGTTCCTCCGCTAACCGCGCCGATGAGGTGATCCGCTGGCGTGGTGGCGAGTGTCAATGCGCTTGCGAGAGTGCCGGTGAATGGAGAGCCGGATGGCAACCACCCATCAAGCGATCCCTCGATGCGCTCGTTGAAATAGGTTTCACCAATGTCATCACCTGTGATGTTTTTGCAGGTGGCGGAATCCTGCGAGTAGGCATCGCTCGTCGATTCCAGCAAAAATCCGGTTTGTTGGGCGGCGATTCCGAAAACGCCTGCGGAGGTTCCAAAGGAGGTGGCCATACGCTATTCGGCGCGTGTCAAACCCGCACGACCCATGACTCAGCCGTAAAGGTGGTTTCCATCACCGATCCATCCCATTCCGTAGTTGCGCCGTGGTAATCCCAGAAGTCCATCCTGATCCCTTCATCAAGCAATGCTTTGATTTCGCTCGGGTCGTTCAAGGCGGTTTCGATGCGGTCAACCCATTCATCCACGTTGGCCTCGGCTTCATCGCCGGCATGGCATCGCAAGGTGATTTCGACTTGGCATTTTTGAACGCCTTGGAGGGCTACGCTGTGGCGTTCTGCCCCGGTGATTTCCACGGCGATGCACGGAAGTTGAATTTGCTCGCGTTGGGTGGCGTCGGAAACCGTGATGTCGTCGCTTGGTTTGACGATTTCCAGATGGTCAATGATGGCTTTTTTGAGTCGATTTGTTGTCATTTTTCTATGATCTTTTTGATTTTTCCAATCATGGCGCGGTATCCGGTGGCAATTCCGCTTTTGATCTCATCGCCAGACATGGCATTTTGAATGTAATCGAGATGATTGGTAATCGTGATTGCAGTGTTGAGTCCGTTCCCGGTTTTGCTCATTGTTCCGTTTTTGAGAAACTTGCGGAAAAATGCTGGAATGCGGATAGCTGAAAAGCATTTGACCGCGCAATGAAGCCAAGCGCCCTTTGCGGTTCCGGCAACGGCAGCTTTCTTTTTTGCCTGCGCCGTCCTATCGGCAATACTGATTGGTTTTTGCTTGTATTGGCCAGTGGTTTGAAGGTTTTTCGACACTTGCCCGCGCCTTCCCCGCCGTGATTCGTGCGCTGCGCTTGCGGTTCCGGCATCGCCCATCACGTTTGCATTTTTCACCGCTCGGTTTGCCTGTTTCTCAATCGAAAGCATGTATTTTTTCATCTTTCCGACTGACAAGCCCCAAGGCTGAACCTTGCCCGCCAGTCCTTTTGCGACATGCGCCCCAAGTTCCATGATTGCCTTTTCGCCATCGCTGTTTTTCTTGGCGACGTATCGGGAGATTTCCGCGTCGAGTAGCCGCTTGGATGCCGGATCTATCTTGATCTCTATCATCGTGCCTCATTGGTTGCCGCCAGCGCAAAATGCACGGCGATGTTGCCAACGGTAATGTCCGCGATTCGGTAATTGCGCCCGGAAATGACGCACCGTTTTTCGAGGAGTGAATACGGGCTAGAAACGTCGCCCGGTTGAGCCGTCACCGTCGCCTGAATGTCGCCTTCCAAGCCTCCCAATGCCCCTTCCTGCCCCTCACGCGCATCGTTAAAGACGACGGCGAAGGACTGCCCCGCGCATGTCATGGTAACGGTGCCAAACGTCGCGTCTAGCTCGTCATTGCCGCCTAAAAGGAAATTGTCCAATGCCCCCATGCAATACGGGCGGGGTCAAAAACAAAACCGCCGCCCGGTTTCCCAGACGGCGGCTTCGCCAATGAATACGACGCAAGAAAGTTAGACGATGATCCCAAGTTCCGCAAGTTTTTCCTTGGCCTCCTTCACCTCGGCCTTGCGCCCGTCGCCAGCGGCAAGAGCTTTCAGAGCTTCGATGTCGATGGCTCCCGAATCTTCCGATTGCTCGGGCTCATCGGTTGGCCCGGTTGGCGATTCCGGTTCTGGGGTTGACACGGCTGGGAATTCCCGGCCCTCTTTGAAGGTTTTGCGTTTTGACCTGCCAACGGCAGACTCAAAAACCTCCAAAACGTCAAACCCGTCGCCGTCAGACAGCTTGAACTTGCGGCGGATTTCTCGCGGGTCGCCCTCTTCGATGAGTTGGCGCTTTCCGTTTTTGATTCCGATGTAAAGTGCGACTTGGGCCATGATGGTTCTGGTTGGGGCGGCGGATATTTCACCGCCGCCCGGTTAGAGTTAGGCGGAAACGAGACGCTTGAGTCCAGCGGCGATACCAACGGTTTTCCCGTAGATGGATTCCATGACCATCCGGCGGGTTCCGCTGTTTTCGTCATACCAATCGCGCAAGCCAAGGGTGATTCCACCTTCGCCGACGATAGGCTCGGCGCGGGTGTATTTGTGGCCGGATTGAGGGGCATTGTAGCGGAAGGCGGCGAGGATCGCGGCGGGGTCGCAAGCGAATCCGACAAGGTTTTCCGAGTTGCCGGGGATGATGTTCGACTTGATGACCCGGAAGCCATGAAGCATTGGGACATCGCCCGACATGATGGCGTTGTATCCGTAACCGGAAGTGTCCTTGATTGCACCAGACTTGCGAAGTGCGGCGATGTAGCCGTTAGACAGCATCAAGACGCGGTTTTCTTCGGGGATGTCGGCGTCGTCGCAGACTTTGGCGATGTCGGCGACATCATCCTCGTCGAACGTGGAAGCGGCTCCGGTGAAGGCGGCGGCTCCGTAGTTGGAATTCGTGACAAGCCCCAGAATGTCCTGCATGATGGACTTGGCGAGGGCATTGCCCTTGCGGAATCCGAAAAGCTCAATGGAGATGCCGGAAGCGCGGGCAACCTCAACATCGTCGAGGCTCCACGAAACGTATTTCGGGGTTCCAAGTTCGATGTCAACCTTGTCGGCATCGCAGTCTTGGATGGTGTAAGCACCACCGATTGATTTCGTTTGCACCGCGTCGATTGCGGTAGCATCACGAATCACTTTGATGGTATCACCGGGACGGGCTGCGTCTGCGGAAAAGGACGTGCTGAGCGCGGCAAGTGGAGCGATAACCGAGGTATAACCCCGGATGAAGTTGCGGGCAATGATTTCGTCATTTACCCCGTTGGATGCAAAGTCGGCGTTGGCCATGGTGGTAGTTAGTTAGGAGTGGAGTTTGTGGTGATTGATTATTTTCCGGCGCGGATCGCCTCCTCATTCTCATTCCAGAATTTGGAAGCGGCGACTGGATCGGCAGATTGAATTTCGCGGTATTGCTCGAAAAGAGTTTTGCCGCTGGCGTCGGTTTTGGTTTCCGTGGTAGCCACAGGCGCGGGATGCCCGGTTGCCGCAAGCTGGCGGGATGCTTCGATGCTGATTTTCTCAGCGGTCAAAGTGGCCCTTTCGGTTAGGTCGGCAATGGCCAAATCCTTTTCGGCAAGTTTGGCGCTGAACTCGTCAACCTTGGCAGTTAGATCAACGATCTTCAAATCTTTCGCGGCGATTTCGCCAGCGAGGTTTTGAAGCTCGTCGATCTTCGCTTGCGCGGTGGTGAGGGATTCGCGGAGGGTCGCGTTTTCTGCAACCTCGGCCTCTAGCTTTTCAGCTTCGACGTTGCCCGGAAAGAGTTTGGCTAGAATGCTCATCGCTTTTGCGGGCGTGTCAAATTTCACAATCGAATCTGCAAAACCGCGCTCAACCGCTTCTTTCGCGCCCATCCATGTTTCCGCTTTCATAAGCTCCCGCATTTCCTCGGGCTTGGCCTTGGTTCGCTTGGCATAAATGGCGGCGATTTCCTCGCTGATTTCTTCCAGATTCTTTGCAGCGCGGGCGTGATCGGCGGCGTTTCCAGCGATGACTTGCGCGGCTTCATGGATCATAATCCGCCCGCCTTCGACGATCTTGATCTCATCCGCCGCCATGAGAATGACGCTGCCCATGGATGCTGCTAGGGTGTTGACGGTGGCGATAACTTTGACGCCACGGGAACGCATGCCCATCAAAGCGTTGTAGATTCGGTAGCCATCAAGAACGCTGCCACCCGGCGAGTTGATCTCAATTTCCAGCGTCTCAAGCGCGTCATCCGCGGAAGCCGTAAAGCCTCCAACGGTCATGTTTTCCGCGACGGCTTTGTTTCCATAGCTGCGCTCAATGTCGCCAATCAAATCATCGGCAGACCATGGGGTGACGGCATCGTTCAGGCGCACCTTTGCGGCGCGGTTTTCAATCGTTAGAAGTTTCATCGTTTGAAGTGGTTTCGGTGGTTTGCTGCTCGTTAGGCGTGAACATGACGAGTTCACGCGGGTTGATTTCGACGCCGTATTTGTCTTTCATTTTTTGAATCAGGATCATGCGTTGCGCGGCTTCCTCCGCCTTGGCACGCATGACGTCTTTGTATTCGCGGCCCATTGCGGCGGTGATGTCGCTGCCGCTCTTGAATCCCATTTTGTAGGATTCGACTAGCTCCTTCATCACCCGCCCGTCGTCAATGGTGAGTTTCGCGGGTTTGGAGAATCCCCAACGCCACCAATCGGAAGACGCGGGAAGTTCTTGGCGCTTTTGCTGAACGGCAACGGCGTAAGAGATAAGACGCTTGGCAGCGTATTCAAGAATGTCCTGCCTGTCCTCAACGGCGCGTTGAGCTTTGCCAAGGTCAGACCTTTCGGCGGTTCCTTGCCCCGTTGCTTTCCATGACATCGAGTAAGGCCAGTTAATTCCGGCAAGCGCGGAACGAATAATCCGATCTTGGAAGTTCTCCCAGACTTCGCCGGGGCGGTCGCTCTTGAGTGTTTCGATTTTACCGCCGCTGTTAGCTCGAAAATACCGAATGCTTCCACCGTCGAGCTTTTCGATGGTCATACCCTTTCCGGTTGCTACGTCACCGATCAAATCGTTAGACGGATCATCCAGATCAGGCCCGCCGTTTTCGTTGTATTCGATGATGCCGATACTCGAAAGCATCATTTGCGCCATGCGCTCCCATTCATGGGATTGCGCCATGTCGCGGAGGTCGTTGAGGGCATGGGTGAAAGCTGGCAACCCGCGCCCCTGCTCCTGCCATTGTGGGTCATACAAATGGATCATGTTCGCCGCTTGAATCCACTCTTTGCCCTTTCCGTCGTCATCGACTAAGCGATACCACAGCGGCGCTCCTTGTGGGTTGTAGACGATGCCATCACGCAACACGCCGCCCTTGGTTTTCCCTTCCGTCTCATCCGATCCGGTAGCGATTTGATGCGCTGGAATGTGTTGGTAACGAGGGTATCCGTCGTCTGTTTTTGTTAGAAGAATAAATGCCTCTCCGTCTCGATCAATAGCGACGGATGCGAGGAAAAGCGAAGTAACAAAATCATTCATTCCGCCGCGAACGTCACCGATTCCATACCACTGGTTCACAAGCCAATCCTTTGCTTGCGCGCCAAACTCGGTATCCGATCCAAGGAAATCCGGCTGCCACGCCCTGCCAACGGAATACATGGCCTTCTGGTCAATCGCGCCCCGTGCGACTCCGATGTTGATATACATGCGGCGACTTGCCGAAAGCAGCGTTTTTCGATCATAACTCGGGATGAGCTTGTCGATGTTCCGCAGTTGGACGGGCTCCCACGGGCGGCTTCCATTATACCGCTCGGCAGACCTCGCCGCCTTGTATTGGTAAGGACTTCCGAACTCGTTTAGAATCGCCATCAACCTTGGCGGGTGTCAAAAGTAAGCGCGTGATCGAGCGCCGGGGAAGAATCCGGCAACAAGGGCGCTTTTCGCGTAATCCAGCACCTCGATGCGTTCCATTGGGTTCTGAACGATCATCTTTTGCATTTGCACGCCGTTCTTGCTGCCGCTCATAATGGCGTCGAGCTTGCCGCTGGCGCTGAATCCATCTTCAACCGCCGCATCAAACCATGTGGTTATTTGCGCTGTCCGCTCGGCATCTCCAAACGCCCACTTGAAGAGCATTCGCGCCTGATCCCGTTTATTCGCCGCCATGCTTTGTGGCGGGTGTCAAAGGTCATTTCACCTCATCCATGCTTACCAACACCTTGCAAATGCACGCGGCAACTACCTGCATGTCCTCGCAGTCCCAAAGGTGGTTTGGTCTTCCAGTCTTGACCGGAACCCATCGCCAAACGCCGGGGGAGATTTCCCTTTTCTGTTCGGATTGCATGTGGGCGTGGTAGTTCTTGCTTGCGTCGGTTGGCACGCCAAACGTTCCGCTTGCCATGAGCGCGGATAGCTTGTCCTTGGCTAGTAGGTTGGAGAATCGGATAAACTTATATGCCAAGCCTGACGACGTTTGCGCGTTGGTGTAATCCGAAAACAGGCGGCGGAATTTTTTCTCTCCCACCACCTTCATATACCCATCCCGCGCATCCTCTCCTCTCAGCATGTTCCATCGGTTAGTGTCTCCCGGTTTTGCTGCCGCGAAGCATTGCTTGGCAACTTCCTCCGGCTTGTAACCGCAGTCGATGAAAACAAATCGGTTCTCAATTCCATATCGTTCTTGCAGATAGCGGATGTTGTCCCACGTTTCCAGCCTCCCCTCCCACAATAGGCGGGACTCGCCACCGACTTTCCATGCGCGAATGACTACCCAAAAGTGTCCTTGTTGAACGTCCGCTGTCAGGAATCGAAAGTCCTCCATTTCCCACTTCGCTCCCTCGTGGTATTCCTTTTTCTGATAGGGGTCGCCGGAAAGCGTTAGCGTCGGCGTGTCGGTTGGCTTCTTCCAGAATTGCGCGAACCGCTGGCAGATGATGTTTTCCAGTTTCTCCAGTTGCCCGCTCTTTTTGTCTTCGTTGGCGATGAGCCATTCCTTTACCATGTCGCACCATGAATAGCGCCAAACGGTCATAAATGACGCCCGCAAGGTCATGCGTCCGGGGATGAACTTCCCACCATCCCACACAGGCTTGCATTTCGCCCATTGGCGGCGGTTGTATTCGGTGTCTTGGAATTGTTCGCCGCAATGAGGGCATTTAAGGCGGACGGTTTCGTAAATTGCCACCCAATCGAGTTCTTCGTTGGCGTCCATGATCTTCTCAAACTGGTAGTTATTCCAATCGAACACGCTGCCCATTTTGCACTTTGGGCATTCGTGCTCTAGGTCGTGCCACTTCCCGGCTTTCGCGTGGTTATGCCATTGCCCATCCTCATCGCCGCCTTGGGAGAGCATCAGGTTCTTGCGGTTCCACCGCCCGTGATGGCGCTTCAACAGGTAGTCGATCATCCCGTCATCCCACCGCCAGACCTCATCCCCTA